GAACACTCCACCGAGAGTTAGCACACCCGCTATAGTTGGTAGATGGATCTAGTACCCCTCGAAGAGATATACCGACAGCTTAAAAACCGGTATGACACTTCGGGATTTTCACCCTATGTGATCCGCACAGACTGGCAGATTATTCGGCGTATTGGCGTTCATCCAGCCATAGCCACAGTCCAGGATCTTGAGAAGATAGTCCTCTCAGCTACCAAGCAAAGCACCAAGGCAAACTATGTGTCTAGGCTTAGGTCGATTTACAAGCATCTGAACAAGATGGATCTTGTCAATGGCAATAACCCCGCAGCCGACTTGCCCAATGTAAAGTCAGGCAGAGGTGTGCCTAAGCCAATCACCAAGGGCGAGTTTGATAAATTGATTGCTGAAGCAACCCAACCCTACAAAGACTGGTTTATCCTCGGCGGTATGGTCGGGCTTCGCGCCCATGAGGTAGCCAAGATCGAAGGCGCTGATCTGATTGAAGATAACGGTGGCTATTCATTACGGGTTATTGGTAAAGGTAAAACAGATCTTGTAGTGCCGGTTGCTGCAAAAGTTGCCGAAGTCATCAAGAGTTACAACACGCTTGGACCATTATGGAAATGCGACCCAAATCGATTTTCTAAAAAAGCTGCTGATGAAATGCGCCGAATCCTTGGACCGAACGCTAAACACTTCCATAGCCTTCGTCATTACTTTGCGACAACCATGCTTGAGAAATCAAACGGTGATTTGCTGGCAGTTCGAGATCTTATGCGCCACTCATCTGTAGCAACTACCCAGGTGTACACACAATTATCTCAGGGAAGAACACGGTCTTTGGTGAACTTAATAGAGTAAGATTAGGCACTAAGTAATCTAAGGAGATTCAATGCGTTCAGCACAATACACAGCAGGAACTACAGCAGTTAAGATTGCAGATCAAGCTGGATCAACCCGCAAGTTGTCTATCCATGTAGAAACATCAGCAACTTATCTTGGTGATCGAACAGTAACTTCTACAACAGGTTACAAAATGGATGCAAATGATAAGATTACGCTTGATCTTGCTGGTGGAGCTGAACTTTGGGCAGTTACTGCTTCAGGGTCAGCACCAGTTTATATTCTAGAAATTTAATAACCGCAAAGGCGCAATCATGTCATCAGATACCGCAACAATAGTTTATTCGTATTTCTTTGTAGCAGCAGCATTGCTTGCTGGACTTAGCCTTATTGCTAAGCATACGATTCAAAAGCATACTGATGAACTCAAGGATCAATTGGCTAAGATTACATACGCGCTTTATAACGACGGTAAGACTGGTCTTATTAATAAAGTAGAAGAGTTGCTTGAGAATCAGCAAGTAATAAAAATTGATGTTGAGGTAATGAAAGCAAAGTACGACAAATGAGCAAGCAAGCAGTCGCAGTAGTTGCCGCAGCCAAGGCGCAGGTTGGCTATAAAGAAGGCGCTAACAACGACAATAAGTTTGGTGTTTGGTACGGCGTAAACCATGTCTCATGGTGCGCTATCTTTGTTTCATGGTGCTTCGATCAAGCCCAAGCAATACCAGCTCTTGAAAAGTTTTCTTACTGCCCGTCTTTAGAATCTTGGGCGCATAGCCATAACATGATCGTTCCCATCTCTCAGGTTCAAATGGGAGATGTACTTCTCTTTGACTGGACTCATAGCGGGGTTGCTGGACATACCGGTATCGCTACAGGGCCTATCGACCCGCACACAAAGTTAATCCCAACCATTGAAGGCAATACTGGACCCGATCATGTGGGTGTAAACCAAAGCAACGGAGATGGTGTTTACGCAAAGGTACGCTCACCTCTAGTTGTTAAGGCAGTAATTCGCCCTAAGTGGCAGTCCTAGGGGTATTATTCCCTTGGGCATACGCCCATTCCTAATCTAGTAAAGGATTGAAAATGGCTAACAAATATCTCTTTAATGTATCTCCTAAAGTGTGGACTGTTCTTTCACAATGGGCGCACATCTTCGTAGGTGCAGTAACTGCTGAATACCTTTTGCATCACACAACTTCAGTCAAAGGTTTGCTTAGCGCCGGTGGCGCTGCAATTCTTCCATTGATCTACCGTTGGGCTAATCCAGCAGATCAGTTCCCTGCTCCAAGCAAGGCACTTGTTGCTGCCGACGCGACTGTTCTTGATAAGCCACAGGCTTAATTAAGATATAATGTCTAACACGGTAATGGGATTGGTTTTTACTGCTGATGCAGAAGTAACCAAAGCAACCCCCCAAGAAGAAAATAAGGAGCAAGAATGACTGTAGGACTAGCGACTACAACCTTGGCTAATAACTGGCTAAATATGCTTCGCCAGGTGGCATTTACTGCTCCTGCCGGAACTTATATCAAGCTACATACAGCCGATCCAGGAGCAGCAGGAACAGCAAATCCATCTGCTGTTACTACTCGCGCATCAGCAACTTTCTCTGCTGCTTCAGCAGGGGCAATTGCATTGTCCAACTCGCCATCATTTTCGATGACAACAACTGAGACAATTACGCACATCTCTGTATGGGATGCTTCAACTGCAGGAAACTTCCTTTGGTCAGCAGCTCTTACAACATCTAAGTCAGTCGTGAATACAGACACTCTTACATTCACAACTTTGGGAGTTTCACTTTCACCTTTGGCTGCTTAGTTCTTTTTCGCAGTAACAGGGGGTTAAGTCATGGGTCTTACTAAGTCCAGCGCCTTAACCTACGACGGCAAGTTTTACAGTCCATCACCTGCCTTTTGGTTAGGTGCGATTGCAATATATGTCGATTCAAGTTCGTCGTTTACAGGTACTCTGACCGCAGATTCTTCACGCGGTCAGAGTATTTCTGCTTCTACTTCACTTACCGCAACCCTTACTGCATCATCTTCGCGCACGGTTTATGGCGCTGAGTCCTCATCGTTTGCAGCATCTCTTACTGCTGATGGAACAGTCACTCGCGCAGCACAAGCAACTAGCGCATTTACTGCATCCGTTTATGGCGACATGGTTCGCACCGGTTATCTTCAAGCATCTAGTACAGCAACATTTACTGGCACTGCTGATGGCTATAGGGCAATGCTTGTTCAAGCAAACCTCACGGTTGCTGATGTTGAAACAACTGCTGCAACTAAAACTGAATATGCAGATGAAACATTTAACGCGACTGCAACAACAACTGGATCTGCTTCTAATAACAGTTTAATTGCTTCTACCCTTGCAGTATCAACAACGCTTACAAGTGCAGCAAATGTAACTCACTACGGCGCTTCTTCTCTTTCAGTAACTGCTTTCGAAACTGCTGATTCTAAAAAAGATCAAAAGGTAGCAACATCTACTGCTGTAACAGCAACACAAATAGCAGACACAATTAAAGATGAGAAGGCTAGTTCTTCTACCGCTGTCACCGCTTCGCTTACTGCTTTCATGTCGAGCGTTCAATTCCCTACTGCTACATCAACGATTACTGCATCCCTTACTGCTAATGCTCTCCACTCGTTAATTGCTTTAACAAATACCTCGGTGACAGTAGGGCTTACAGCCGATGGCACAGTTACTCGTATTGCTAGTGCCAGCACAGCAGTTACAGTAAACCTATTATCAGATGGATCTAGAACTTACCTAGCCTCGACAGTACCTTTGGCTATTACTGCAAAACTTACTTTTAAGATCAAGCGCACCAGCCCACTTAATGACCATGATATTCAGACCTTTGGTGAGGTTCTTCCTCGCCGGTGGTACGCAGAATTGTCGGTCCAGCGAGATGATTCAGTTATCGTAGCTCCAAGAAACTATGAGGCTATAATGGCTACCCGTCGATGGGGTGCTATTCTTGGGGACAAGAACAACATTGGCTCACTCCAAGACAAACGATGGAAGGCATATCTCCAATGACCAATATTTACCCACGCGAAAGCGTTGAATTCCAGCCGGTGTTGGTCACCCTGGACAATGTGGCTTATACCGATGCCGTGGAGTTTGCGGTCATCAAACCTACCGCCCGACCAACTGATGCTGACTGGTTCCCTGCAACGCTCCTACAGGGCGCTACAGGCTTTTTAACGGGTACTTACGGGGTAGGTATATGGAAGGTGTGGGCGCAGATTACCGACTCGCCCGAGATCCCTGTTATCGATTGCGGAACTTTTCAGGTATCCTAGTTTTACAACCTTAACCGCTAGTGGGTTAAGTCTGTTGCCCCCGCGAAACACCCCTACCGATCTAGGGGTGTTTCTGCTTTTACGGCGTGTAACCTGTTAGAGTTCGTTCAACCAATAGAAAGGGTTGAACATGATTGACCAAATTCTTGAAGATCGGCAAGAAAAGTATGGGGATGCGTCTGAGAACTTCGCACTCATAGGTCGCTTATGGGGAGCTATTCTCCATACCGATGATCTTGCTCCTGAAGAGGTAGCAGTAATGATGATCGCTTTGAAATCAGTAAGAATCCTAAAGAACCCTACCTACTCAGATTCTTGGGATGACATTGTGGGTTATGTAACCGTGGGTCGAGAGATCGTGGGTGCATAGTGGGACTTATTGATGACCTTAAGAACAAAGATAATTTTGCACATTCTTCTAGAGGAAAATGTACATTTTGTACTTTCCTAGAAACCCTTCCGAAAGAAGAAGCTAAGTTAATTGCAGAACGCGTTGAAGATAAGAACATCACTAGCTCATCTTTGAGTCGAGTGCTTCGTAAGAATGGATACAACCTCAGCGAAGGTGTTGTGTCTCGTCACAGAAGGGGTCAATGCCTTGGCGCTAGAGGATGATTTAGAGCAGTTGGAAAAAGAATCAAATCCGGAAATCGTAGAACTTCGTAAGGCGCTTAACAACGCGCAGAAGCAACTATCAAAAGCAAAGATCCGCAACGATGAACTCGTAATAGCAACGCACCGTGGTGCGTATGAAGCGATGCTTACTCTCGGTAAAGTTCCAGCAGTTCCATCACCTAAAGCAGATAAGCGCAAGGTATCTCCTGAAGTTGCACTTGTTCACTCAACCGACTGGCAGGGTGCAAAGGTAACTACTTCTTACAACTCAGAGATTATGCGTAAGAGAGTTCTTCAGTTTGCAGACAAGATCGTTCACCTAACTGAACTACAGCGAGCGCATCATCCAGTACGCGAGTGCGTGGTTATGTTTGGTGGAGACATGGTTGAAGGTTTGTTCAACTACCCTGCCCAATTGTGGCAGATCGACGCTTCACTCTTTGGTCAATTCACCCAGGTGTCTCGCCTTTGCGTGGACTTTGTTCGCGTGATGCTTGCCAACTTTGAGAAGGTAACTGTTGTTGCTGAGTGGGGAAACCACGGGCGCATCGGTGGCAAGAGAGCTGAAGTTCCTAAGAGCGACAATGTAGATCGCATGGTCTATGAAATGTCTCGGCAGATCCTTGCCGGTGAGAAGCGCCTTACTTGGGAAGATTGCCCTGAAGATATACAAGAAGTTGCTGTTGGTAATTACCGCGCATTGTTGATGCACGGTGATGAACTTGGTCGCTCGGGCTTTGCTTCTCCTGCTGCATGGATCGCTGGTGCTAACCGTTGGAAGGCTGGCGCTCACGATTATGATTTTCATGACATATATCTTGGTCATTACCATCGCCATGCACAAGAGCCTATTCAGAAGAACTTCAATCTTTATTGGACTGGCTCTACTGAGTCCGATAATAGATACGCTCGTGACTCGATGGCTGCATCAGGTATGCCTAGCCAGCGCCTTCACTTCGTAGATCCCATCAAGGGTCGCGTCACAGCTCAATACCAAGTGTGGCTCGACTAATGCTAACCATGATCGGTTGCTTTATTTTAGGGATTGGGGTTGGATTCATCCACGGTAGATACTAGAAAGGTCAACCATGTTGGATGAAGAAGCAGTAAAAATTATTCGCAAAGAATATAAAGTAGTGAAAGGTAAAGCGATAAATGTTATTGAATTATCAAAGCGTTTTGGTGTACCGCAACAACGCATCAGAGACATTGCTCTTGGGAAAAAAGACGAATGAAAGCCGTTAGCCTTTTTGCCGGTGTTGGTGGATTTGATCTAGCCCTAGAACGCAACGGTGTACCTGTTGTCGCTTCTGTTGAAATTGATAAGAACGCACGGAAGGTTCTTGCCAAACAGTTTCCCAACTCAGCAATTTTAGAAGATGTGAAAGAGGTAACAGGTGAGCAGTTATTCAAACTTGGATTTGAATCAGATGGAATTATTGTCGGTGGATTCCCCTGCCAAGATCTCTCCGTGGCTGGCAAGCGCGCTGGATTGGCTGGCGATAGATCAGGACTCTTTTTTGAAGTCACAAGAATCCTCGAAGAAACCAAAGCGAAATACTTCATCCTCGAAAATGTCCCTGGCTTACTTTCAAGTAACAAAGGGCGAGACATGGGAACCGTCGTCGGAACGCTGGATGAACTCGGGTATAGCGTTGCGTGGCGAGTGCTTGATGCTCAATACTTCGGAGTTCCCCAACGCCGTCGTCGAGTGTTCATTGTCGGATGTATTGGAGACGACTGGCGAACACCTGCACAAATACTCTCTCTCATCGAAGGCCGCACAGGGTATCTTGAGGAGAGCAAACAAAAGGGGAAAGCATCTTCCGAGCAAACTTCAAGAGGCTCTAGAGTCAGTAGTGGAGAAATTGTAGGAACGCTACAAGCTAGTGATTATAAATTTCCACAACAACAGCAAGCACACGAAAACAAAATTGTTATTCAAGATGCTTTTGGACAATCAGGGTTTGCCAAATACACAGAAGGCGTAACAACCCTTACCGCAACTTCCTACAAAAGACCGGAAGATAATGTTGTGGTTCGTCAAGGCTAAGCGCGCACAGACTGTAAATGACAACGAGACATGGGTAGCGGGGGGGGTAGTTCCTACTTTGAACGCATTTGATAATGGAGATTCACGCGCTACGGTGCTGATCTTTTATGGCAATCGAGTAGATGACATTAGGTTCCAGGGTAATGTCATCAATACTTTACAAGCACGAATGGGAACTGGCGGTAACAATATGCCGATACTTGCGTATCCAATACAAGACGGGCGCGATATGGAAAAGAATCAAAATGGTTTAGGTCTTGGATCTGAAAATGATCCTTCGTACACACTTGATAGAACTGGTGGGCAATCGGTGGCATATTCAATACGCGAAGATGCACAAGCAAATACTTTTAGCGCGACGGAAACCGAGACTGCTTTGACTTTGCAAAGCCATCAGCCTTCAGTTCAATCGCATCATGCTCAGTTGTTTATTGCCGAACCTGCAACAGTTCGCAGACTAACCCCAACAGAGTGCGAACGCTTGCAAGGGTTTCCTGATAATTGGACTGCCGATCAAGCTGACACTCATCGTTATAAGCAGATGGGAAATGCTGTAGCCGTTCCAGTTGTGTCATGGATTGTTGATCGGTTAGTTAAGCAGACTGCTCAGCAAGTTGATACGGTGGCGCAGTAAAAGCGGTGAGATCAGTTGCAACATCCATCGCTTCTATTGGCTTAGCACCAACCGCTAATGCTCCAAGAGCATAGGGCGCTCCTGATCCAATTCCATAAAAACCCGTACTGTTTTGAGTGATCCCGAGATTGTCATCGAGTTCAAAAAGTTGACCGCAGACAGCGATTAGAAAGCTGAAGCGGTCATCTCCATTTTCATCAAAGTTATAGCCATTCTCTTTTAGGCATTTGCGTATAGAAGGTATTACTTTGACTACCATGAAATGATAGAGGTTCTGTTTATCTCTAGCAGTTACGCGTGGTGGGTTCCAAGAATGTTGGACTACATCGCAGGGAAGAATCTCACCAGCACCGGCAATCAAGAACGCTCCGCGCTCATTGATCTTGGTCATATTTGAATGGCTAAAGATCTTTCCTGAGTCATCGGTTACCCTGGAATCAGCAACGATAAGGCAAGAGTCGTCGTATTGAATTCCAATAATCGTTGTCACTCGTCAGTATCCTCGGGGTATCCGGTCATCAAACTCATCACCGTTATATCAATGTTGTTTGCCTTGGCTGTATTTACACTTTCCTTGAACATGAAAAGCGCCCTAGAGGTTAGGTCATCTATTCCGTCGGGATAACTTAGTTCGCTTTGGACCGACACCCATAGGCCGCCCAGTCTGATCTCGATTGATGAAAATGCCATGGGGTAATCCTCTCACGCGACACACCCAAAACATAGATTACGGGGTTGTTGACATTAAAGATTATGCTCCGATAGATTACGGCTACACGGGCAATTAGAAGCCCCAAACGAAAGGTTCGATTATGACTGAAAAAAGCCTAGCTCTCACCTCGGAGCAGGATAACTGGACTCCTACCCAAGTTGCTGCACTCAAGCAATTAGGGCTTACAGGGGCATCTGAAGGCGATATGAAGGTATTCCACCACTATTGCCAGCGCACAGGGCTAGATCCATTTGCTCGTCAGATCTACATGATCTCCCGTGGTGGAAAGTTCACCATCCAGTCATCAATTGATGGACTTCGCATCGTCGCTCAACGCTCAGGAAACTACGGTGGTCAGACCCCCGCAGAGTGGTGTGGGCAAGATGGTGTTTGGAAGGATGTTTGGCTAGAGCCAACTCCACCAGTTGCTGCTCGTATCGGTGTCTATTACAAAGATACTCCGCACCCAACTTATGCAGTCGCTAAGTGGGATTCATACAATGCCGGTTCTCCAATTTGGAAGAAGATGCCGGACCTTATGCTTTCAAAGTGCGCTGAGGCGCTCGCTCTTCGTAAAGCATTTCCTAATGATCTTTCAGGTATTTATACCAACGATGAAATGTCTCAGGCTGACAAAGAAGAAAAGTCAACCCCAATCAAAGCTGATGCACCAGGAAAGCAAATTGCAGAAGCAGAAGTTGTAGAGCCAACCGAACTAGAAATTAAGCGCGCAACTGTTCTCATCAATTCTGTTCCGTCACATGACATTGATGGACTTCGCGCACTATGGGCAGACGAAGCCCAGTACTTAGATATACCTATCGATGGTAAAACATTGAAGCAGGTTATCTCTGCCCGAGTTGCAGAACTCAAAGAAAATTCTGAAGCATGAGCATCGCAGGAGAAGTGCTTGCCAATGAAGGATCAAGATTAGCTCTTATCACCAAATCACTTTGGAGTTTTGATGCTGATGTTTGGTTTAGAGATTTGGCAAGTGGCGAAAGATTCACTTCAGAAGATTTGATTGATGCAATCGGGTTGCCCGACAAGAGCAATCCAAACTCCAATAATGCTGTTGGAGCAAAGATCCGCACTTGGTCACACGGTGGCATGGTGGAGCGCGTTGGGTTTGAAAAGACCCGACGCGTTTCATCACACGCCCGAATGGTTGCGCTATGGGAGAAGAAATGACATACGACCCATACGCAGGAGAGTGGTACGGAAAATGTGGTGCTTGTCGAACTGAATTGTTTGCCCCAACCAAAGGCGCTTATGTAGTTCAGTACTCGATTCACACTCACTCAGATAATTGTTTAGGGGGTTACTAATGGGATACGACACAAGAAATAAAGGATTCCTGCAAGGAATTATGTGGTACAGAATTGTTCTTGGAATCTTAGGTACTGGAGTAATTGCGATGATTGCTACTGGCATTTGGGTGGTGGTGACTAAAAAATGACACACGATTGTTTCTGCACTAAGACTTACCAATGCTTAGGGTGTGAGCGCCAAGAAGAAATCAAAGCGGGCAGGATCTCAGCTCGCAAGATTGCTGAATGTGGCACACGCGCTGGATATAACAGACACCTTCGCATGAAGGAACCAACCTGCCCTGAATGTCGCGCTGCTCAAACCGAGAGTGTTTCAGGATGGATACGATCTAAGAAAGAAGATGTAGCGTGAGCGAAGCAACAAATGTATTTCTTTATAAACTTTTAACTGGCGCTCTCATCGCAGAAGATGGCAAACGAGATCGATCTAAACAGAAAGAGATCGGGCCGTCGCAACTCGGTGGATGCCGTCGTCAGGTTTACTACCAATTGGTAGATCATCCTGAAACTAATGCAACCGAGAAGTTACCTGCAATTCTTGGAACTTATATCCATGCCGGTATTGCTGAAGCAATTAAGGTTGAAGATCCATTTGGTGATAACTTCTTGATTGAGCAAACTTTAGATGCGTATGGAATTCCTGCTCATACGGATCTTTATATCCGAGACAAGCAATTGGTGGTGGACTGGAAAACCACCACCAAGGCTTCCCTTCGTTACTTTCCTAGCGACCAACAGATTTGGCAAGCGCAGGTTTACGCGCATATGCTCAAAGCTAGTGGCGAAGATCCAAAGGAAGTTGCACTTGTCACCATCCCCCGCGATGGAAAGATGGCTGACATACTCACCCACTCAGAACCTTATGACCCAACGAAAGCAGAAGCTGCGCTCGCTTGGCTCGATGAAGTAAAAGAAGCCGCATCTAAGAAAGATATTCCTTCCCCCGAAAAGCCTAAGCATTTCTGCAAGATGTATTGCGAATACTTTGACGAGACGGGTGAGGTGGGATGCAGTTCTTTGAGGCGCGCATAGATTGGGACAAAGGCAATTGCGTTGGGATGCCCGTAAATACTTTCTTCGATGTTGAGGAAATGCGGGCATCCCCGCAAAAGACTGAAACAACTGAAGCGGTTCGTGCCATCTGTTTTAGTTGCCCAATTTGGGGAGACTGTTTGAAGTGGGCATTTGAGAATGAAGAGTTTGGCGTTTGGGGCGGGTTAACCGGTATCGAGCGTCAATCGTTTATGAGCAATAAGTTCTATGAGAATCGAGTAAGGACATTAAAATCCATTGCTCGCTTTGGGATAGATGAAGTACAGGTAAGGAGTTTGATGAATGGTCATTGATGATTTTGGTTTATTTTGGAACGCATATCCTCGCAAGGTAAGTGTTGTCAGCGCCAGGGAATCTTGGAAAGTTGCGATCACCAAAGTAAACCCCAAGGTTATTCTTGATGCAGTCCAGGCTTATGCGGCTGACCCCAATCGAGATCCAACCTTCACCCCATCCCCTGCTCGCTGGCTTGATGAAGAGCGCTGGTCGGATGATCCTCTGCCACCCCGAAAACTCAGCCCTGACGAGCTTAGAAAGGCTGAATTGGAAAAGGCTAGGTTAAGAGATGAGGCTGAACGCAAAAAGGCTTTAGAACTCGATCTAGAGGCTCAGAGAGCCAGGGAGCAAGCAGTCCCCATCCCTGATGAAGTGAAGAAAAGATTACTTGAACAATGGTCCCGTAATGTGTACCCTAGACCGTAATGATTACGAGTAAGGAATAGAAATGACTACCGTATCAATTGATCCAGCCAACCTTCAGCTTGGCGACCCCGTAATTATCGACAAAGACCAAGGCACAATCCGAATAGTTGATGGACCCGATCACAATGGGACATTCGATATTTATTTGGACAACGATTGTGGTGGCTGTCACAAGATCGTGCGTGACCCTGTTCAGTTAATCGTTAGTGAGTAAGGCTAAACAAAAAGGCACAAGTGCAGAAACCGCGTTTGTAAAGAACGCGAGAGTGCTTGAGTCTTTCCCTATGGTGGAGCGCCGTTCGCTCTCAGGGGCTAACGACATGGGTGATGTATCGGGCGCGCCTTGTTTGGTGTTCGAGATCAAGAATCACAAAACATATAAGTTTCCTGAATGGTTGAAGGAAACTGAAGTCGAGCGCATCAACGCTAAAGCTGACTATGGGGTTCTCGTAGTTAAACCCAATGGCGTTGGCTTGGGTTCAGTTGAAGATTGGTGGGCGGTTATGACCGTCGGACAGATATTGAATCTGCTCAGAGATGCCGGTTATGGTGATTCTCTTGACACCGTAACTAATCAGGAATAGATTACGCAGTAACAGGGGAGAGTCCCCAAGAGAAAAGGTGCATGATGAGTTTCTTTTTAGTTGTTTTGTTTTTATCTACGGTGGCTACTCTTGCTGCTGTAGCTCTTGAAGAACTGTGCCACAGAATCGAAAACAAATGAGCCACGGTCTTACTTGTATTTGGTGTGGCACTAAAGGCGGTTTCGCTAACGATCTTATTATTCATCGCACCGGTGATGATGCAATTATTGAGTGCCGTTGGTGTTCGTTAGGCGCTGTTGTAAAGAAGGGTGCGTAATGTCTTACTCATATTATCCAGGAGTCGAATCAGTTGAAATAGAAGTTGTTGCATATTGCCCAACTTGCGATGACGAATTTGAGCAAGAAGTATTTCTCGAGCGCGGAATATGGATTGCTACTTGCCCTAAATGCCAAACAGAAATTGAAGGTGAAGAGTAATGGAAGTAGATAAATATTTAGAATTATTGGATCTTTTTATTGAAGATTCTCCTGAATTAAGACATTTAGTTAAGATGTACCTTCGAGAAAATTTGGTGCTTTTATGAGCGAGTTTGCAGATCAAGCTGAAGCGATTAGTGATAGCCAGCCCAAGATCATTGATGAAGCGGGTTATTACTTAGTATCAGATCAATATGTTGATGCTTTGTATTGCAGCGATTGCGATACCAAAATTGAAGTTGATTTAATTCTCAAGCGCAACATAACTCAGATCTCATTTGGTTGTGGTAATTGCGGTGTTATGAATTACAGGGTGGTGAAGCACTAATGCCTACATACGAATATCGTTGCTCTTCCGATTACTCAATGATCGAGATGCACCAATCACTTGAGGATAGTTCTATTCCTCAATGCCCGAAGTGCGGTCAACAGATGACCAAACAGTTCCACGCAACCCCAAGTATCAATGTGAAAGGAATGTCCAGTAAATGAAACCCGATCCAAAATCACTAGGCCCACAGATCAATAGCCTTATGCTGACGGTTCTTAACCGCACAGCTTCAGATATTGTGAGCGCGATTCAGCAGCAGATTCTAGATTTTAAAGAATTGCCGGTGGATCTTACACCTGAGCAAGCGTACACGCGTGGCTTACAGGTAGCCCGAGACATTGCTAAGTCGAAGATCAAGGATTCAATAACGCTAAAATAGTTCCTTGTCCATAACCAACACCGTTAGGGGGAAATCATGGATGATTCAAAAGTTATTTATTGTAAGTGTGGCGCACAGCGTTGGGTTGATAACGCTTGCGAAGTCTGCCGAAAGGTGGCGAAAGGCTAGGCGATTCGCCTACGCCGTAAAGCCCTTTTAACAGCCATAATGGTAGGGTTTTTACATATTGTTCCAGCGCAAGCGGCAGTAGCTCCAAGTAAAAGCGTACATTTTGCAATGTCACCGCGTTTGCTTGCAAGAGAATCTGTTCTCAAGCAATGGAAGATCGTCAAAGAGTTTCAATGCTTGAACACTCTTTGGAATCGAGAGAGTCATTGGAATCCGAAAGCATTTAATAAATCGTCGGGTGCATTTGGTATCGCTCAGTTCTTGCCTCAGACATGGGGCAATTACAAGTATCCATATATGCCCAAAGATCCTGTAATTCAGATTAAGGCAGGTTTACGATATATTACGGTGCGTTATGGAAGCCCGTGTAAGGCTCTTAATTTTTGGAATCATCAAGCAAGGCTAGGTAATCCTTGGTACTAACAACAGAAGAAAGGTAAATAATGAATCAGATCACTATCACCGGCAACCTTGGAAAAGATCCGGTACTCAAGTTTACGAAAGATAACAAAGCTATTTGCAACTTCTCACTAGCCGTTGGTCAGCGTCATCGCGTCAATGGTGAGTGGGTTGACGGTTTGACCATGTGGTTCCAGGTAACTTTCTTTGGCGGTTCTGCTGAGAAAGTTGTTGATCGTTTTGTTAAAGGTAATACCGTGACGATCACGGGCCGACTAGCTCAATCTCAATTCACAACAGATAATGGAGAGGTTCGCACTTCTCTAGATATTATCGGCGCTGAAATTGAAAAGGTCGAGCGAGTGTCTAAGGATGCAACTGAAGACGCACCTGCAACCTCTACACAAAGTGAGGATGCGCCCTTCTAATGAGTGAAGAACTTTGGTCGTCTAAACAGGTTGTTGAGTTCTTACAAGTCAATCTAAATAACCTTCGACAGATGCAACACCGTGGAGCAATTAAGTGGGTGAAAAAAGTTGGTCGAGATGTTTTTTATTTGGCTGACGATGTTCGCGCATATAAAGCAAAGCGGGATGACCGTAATCAAGGTTAAAATATGCTGGTGCTTACCGTTACGAATGAATCTCTCGCTGAGATAGATGAAGCTCTTGCGAATCTCTCACGGGATCTTAAAAGAGATGAGTACGGTAATCGGATGGACTGGCGAAAAAAAATGAACCTGATCCAATCGATTGATTTATTGCTAGAAGAACGCTTGAAATTAACCACGGAAAAAAAGCAGGTTACCGGTGCTTGAGTTCGTACCAGGTAACCTGCTGTAAATTTTTTTAGGATTGAGTTCTTACTAGTTTACGAGCCATTCAAACTGCACCCCCGAGCTATGGGGGCGCATGATGGACATTTTCTAGGATAAAGTCTAAAGTTTTAAATTAGACTTTATTTATTTTTTTGTCTATTCATTTTCCCCGCAATCGCAAAGCGCCCCGCAGGTGTAACAAACCCACGCGCCCGTAAAGTGTGCGCGGTAGCCCGTTTCTTTCTTTTTTGTTTCCATGTCCTAACCTTTCTTTATTGAGTGTCCGATCTAGCCACCCACCACCGCCCACCGGCAAGCGGTGAGCGATAGAAGGCATCCAATCAAGGGTATAAAAGATCTTTGCAACCTTGGGAAAGTGTCGCAACATCTCCCCCGCAACTGTCAGGGGTTAGTAGCCAATTGACTACGAGAACCAAAGCTACGAACCCCGCAAGCATTAAAAGCCCTAGAACACGCTCACCGCGCTTAGTTAGTCTCATTTATGCCACCTCTTGCATCCGTTGGATGAGTTCAGGATTCCCGATAAGGTGGGCGAAACGCTTATTCTGCGCCTTGAGTTGCTTGTATTGCTTTTCATAGTTGCGAAAATCTGCCACGCTTTTGATCTCTAAACCCATCTCATTGATGAAATCATCTAACGAGTCGTAATCGCTCAAAGAATCACAAGCGAGACACTCGACAACATCAGCAGGGCGAGGCTCGCGGGTAATTCCTAACCCTTGGTAATACCAAAGGCTCATAGTGCGCTTTTGATAGCGAACCTTCACGCGATAGTGGCGCGCCTTACTATGCGCCCAATCAGGGGCGTTATCGTTCCAATCTTCACGAATTGAGGCGGTAATTCCTGCCCCATTTATTAAACCTTCAAGCGTTGTAGTCATGTTCTGCCTTTCTTTTCACTAGAGAGCCGATCCCCCTAGTTAGTGCGCGCCGTGAGAATCGAACCCACGCAAGCCACCATGGGCGCGCCGTTGTTCATGTTGTTTTCTGTAGATATAACCAGATCGCGC